GGGACTGCTTTTCACACGGGAATGACGGCTTTCGGTGGGCCATAGCCTACACCCCCTCACTGTTTTGGTGCTTAGTATGAACCTTCTACCCCAACAAAAGCAAAAAGAGAGAGAACTTACGCCTCAACAGCGTCAATTTCTCGATATTCTGTTTGAAAATGGCGGCAATGTCAGTGCTGCAGCCGTAGATGCAGGCTATTCCGTCGGTTCTGCAGGATGGTTACGCAAGAATTTAGCAGATGAGATAGTAGAACGAACCAAAGACATACTATCCGTGAATGCTATGAAGGCTGCAAACCGCATAGTAAGCACCATCGACAATCCAGTGCCCGAAAGAGGCGATGATTTGCGCTTAAAAGCAGCAGAATCTCTTTTGAATCGCGTCGGGGTGAAGGCACCCGAACAAATTAACCACAATGTTACCGCTGTACACGGTGTTGTACTGCTTCCACCCAAAAATGAAGTAGTCATCGATGGCTGAAGAAGCCCCCAAGAGGCGTGGGCGACCTAAAAAAGACCCCAATGCGCCAAAGGCAACATATAATCTTTCTACAAAAGAACGTGCGCGCCGCGCAACGCAGAAACGTATCGCAACTGCCAAGAAAAAAGCAGCAAAGACATCCCAAGCAGCGTCAGATAGAAAACAGTATGCAAAAACACTCGAAAAAACTGCTGGTAAGGTTGAAAAAGCTTTGCAGGGTGATTCCTCTGCCACAATCGATCTTGGGGATTTGGATGTTCTACCGGATTCAGTGTCTGAGCTTGTGGGCGAAAGCGAAGTCGTATTTCAGCCGAATGATGGTCCTCAAACAGACTTTCTCAGCGCGAGTGAGAGAGATGTTCTCTATGGCGGTGCAGCCGGGGGCGGTAAATCTTTCGCTCTCTTGGCCGATCCTCTTCGCTTCTGTCACAACCCTAATCATCGTGGGCTTCTACTTAGGCGTACTCTCGACGAACTGACCGAACTGATCGACAAGTCACGCCAGCTATACGTCAAGGCATTTCCGGGTGCGAAGTTTCGTGAGTCGAAGTCTACATGGGTGTTTCCGTCTGGTGCAACAATTTGGTTCACGTACCTCGACAGGGACAAAGACGTAACCCGCTTTCAGGGACAGGCATTCAACTGGATTGGCATCGATGAGATTACGCAGTATCCTACACCCTACGTCTGGGATTACTTGCGTTCTCGCCTTCGCTCTACTGATAGTGAACTCCAGCAACACCTGTACATGCGCTGCACAGCCAACCCCGGAGGAGTGGGTGGTTGGTGGGTCAAGAAGACTTACATTGATAACATCGAACCAAATAAGCCTTTTGCTGCGTTCGACATAGATACACAAAAAGAATACCTGTGGCCACCCGGTCACGAAAAGGCAGGTCAGCCCCTGTTCTACCGCAAATTTGTACCAGCACGGCTGACTGACAATCCCTACCTATTAGCAGATGGCCAGTACGAGGCTATGCTTAGGTCGCTCCCGGAAGTCGAGCGGAAGAGGCTTCTTGAAGGGGATTGGGACGTGGCGGAGGGAGCGGCCTTCCCCGAATTTTCAAGAATGAGACACGTGGTCGAACCATTCGACTTGCCAACCAACTGGCCCCGTATACGTGCGGCAGACTATGGCTACGCAGCGCCCTCGTGTGTTTTGTGGGGTGCGATAGACTGGGACAATAATATTTGGGTATACAGAGAATTATATCAAAATCACTTGACAGCAGAAGAATTAGCTGATAGAATATTAGAAGCAGAACAACTTGATCCCGTCCCCCACTACACTGTTTTGGACTCGTCTTGCTGGAACAAGACAGGATTCGGTCCATCTATAGCAGAAACGATGATGAGGTCCGGCGTACGATGGACGCCCTCTGATCGTAATAGAATACAAGGAAAGATGGAAATACACAGACGTCTTGCTAACGATCCGTATACGGAAGAGCCAAGGCTGCGTCTATTTTCATCTTGTCAAAACATAGTAAAACAACTTGCCGGTATCCCCCTGTCTAAAACAAACAGTGAGGATGTGGATACTAAGGCAGAAGATCATGCGTACGACGCTCTTCGGTATATGCTTATGACACGAATGAGCGGGTACGCTTCTATACATAAACAGCTAGGTTCTATCAAGAATCAAGTTTATAAAATACAAGACGCGACATTCGGGTACTGATGGCCACTAAAACTCCCCCTAAAAGACAGACTGGTCCTACATACGCAGCAGAACGTGTGGCTGTCACGGAGGAGTTGTTTACGCAGAAGATGGCTGACAAGAGCATCACTGTTCGTGAAGCCTTGTCCTACATTGCGGATACGGCACTCGCATCTACGCGACCCACAGAAGCAGACAAAGGCAATTTTAACAGAACTGTCAATCTAATTGGTCAACTTGCGGAAGAGGGTGTTGATGTTGATGCCCCTTATTTTCAAGTATACACAACCAAAGAATTCAATACAGCCCTAGACCCTATCGAAAGTAAGGCTGGTGTAAACCGGTGGGGACCGTGGATTTGGTTCGAAACACGTCTAGAAACAAATTCTAAGCTGCTAGAGACTCCTATCAATGTTCAACAGTTGGGTGGTACGGGCGGCATTGCCCGCGTCAAGTACAAGTTGGCAGGTGTTCAGTCGCGAGGCGGCGACCCTATGCGGGGGACTATTTTTTCTGAAGACTTAGATAAAATCTACGACGAAGCTTTGAACGTAGAGTCGTATGAGGTCTTTGACAATGGTGTAGGGACAAAGAAAGAAGTTTTAGTAGATTCGGACGCACGGGCTTATCTGTACTACGAAAAGTACACCGGTCAGCGACTAGAGTCAAATATAGGTCCGGACGGCATTAAGATTAGTGATGTTACGTTTGGTCAAGATGATAATGGAAACTTGATTGCAGAGATCGCTGGAAAACAGACGGGAAACAAGACCCGGCCCGAAGTAACCTACACGGGTGAGTTTGCTGAATTTCTAAAAGCACATCACGATAAGCAGGTGGCTAACCTCAAGCCGGGGGAAGTAACGTCAGAGACGAATCTCTTTCGTGTTAGTAAGACTAAGGTTAACAAGCTTTGGACGGATCGTATTCAGCCCCTGTTGGAAGAGCGTTTTCCGGATCAGCTACCCGCAAAGAAGGGCGGCACCCACTCCGTAATTCGTAAGATTCTTGCCCGTCAGCTTCTCAGAGAGTTTAGGGTTGACAGAGGCGCTGTCAAGTCGTGGATGGGTCACGCGGGCGTAGGCATAGATGATGCAGGCGATATCCTAGAGGAACACTACACGGGTGCCGTTCCCGACGAGCGTGTCGGTCCTCTCAGTAACTTGCTGATTCACAAAAATGCAAAGAACATGGGCGCAGATACTGTCAACGCTCTTTTTATCATGAACAGACTCGACGTCCCTCGCATGACAAGTCCGGATGAAAGCACTCGCGTTATATATAAGACACCGGAAAAAGTCGATAATTTAGTGACAGGAAACATCACTAATTTTGTCAGAGAGCCAAGCGCACAAGAATTGTCAACCATTGACACACTGTCTCGCAAGACACAACTACAGACTGAAATTGAAAACGAAGAACTGCAGAAGCGTTTAGAGGATATAAAAACAGAACGACTGACTGCAAAGGTAGATAACAGTCCCGAAGCAATTCAACGTGCGAAAGACAATGTGCGGGCCAAGCAAGAACTTAGAGATGCAGCAGCAGAAGAAGCGGCCCTAATTAAAAAAGAAAAAGCTGCCGCAGAAGCAGTTTCAGAATTGCCGCCCGAAACAATGCCAACTGGGTTAGCAGACAAACTAAAGAAAATTGGAATCGCAACAGGGACCGTTGCAGCGACAGTTGCATCCACAGCAGCAAAATCTGCACCAGTGGTTTCAGCAGCATTCATTCCGGAGCGTGTTGAAGAATTGCAAACTCGCTACGACATGTCTCAAGAAGAGGCGACAGCTATGGCGGGAGTAGAAGAAGTCACTCCTGTAGGAGTTGCAATGGCTGCGAAAGAAGTAACAGAAGACGTAGGAATGGCTGCTGCTGGTGAAGTTATCAGCGCAGCAGAAGAGGGTCTTGAGAGCCAGTACGGCACAAGGGGACCACTAACAGACGAAAGCCTAGAAGACATCGTAACTAGGCTTGTGACCGGTGGTAGAGATATCAGCGGATTTATGAAATAGAGGGAGAACAGTCAAATGACAAATTTGAACATGGGCGAAGCATACATCATGAATTCAGATAAAGTATCTGTAGACGATCAGATGGGTGCTGACAAGCTGTATCGTGAAGGGCTTGAGTTTGACACTCGCGCTGCCACGGGTGTTCTGACGGAAGACATGCCTAAAACAGCTACTAAGGCAAGCGTCGATCCGGCAGTCATGAAGATGGCCGAACAACGCGACTACTAAGGAAACAGTATGTCCGATAATTTCCTAGAGCCGTCTGAGGACGAAGCCGTACCTATTGTAAATCCGTCTGAAAAGATGCCGGGTTTAGCAGGGCACATACGGACTAAGTTTGAAGATGCAGAAAACGGTAGATATGTATATGAGCAGCGATGGCTGCAGGCATACAAGAATTTTAGAGGTGTCTATGATTCATCAACACAGTATCGTGATTCTGAACGGTCTAAGGTATTTATCAAAATTACAAAGACCAAAGTGCTTGCTGCCTACGGTCAAATTGTTGACATTTTATTTGCCAACAAAAAGTTTCCGCTGGTAGTCGAACCTACGCCCGTACCCGAAGGCATCGAAGAATTCGCTCATATGCGAACTCCTGCTGATGATGCCATGCAGCAACAAGAGTCTGATCCCTACGGTTTTCCGGGAGATGGCAGAGAGATGATGCCGGGTTCTACGTCTGCATCACAGCCACACGTGTTGGGATCGTACGGTAAGGACTTTGGAGACGCAATTCTTCCCGGAAAAGCGCGGGTAGGAGAGCCACAATTTGAGCCTGCTAAAGAACAGGCCCGAATGCTTGAGAAGCTTATTCACGATCAACTTCTAGACACTAACGCAGTAAACGTGCTTCGTAAAGCTATCTTCGAAGCATCGTTATTAGGGACAGGCGTAGTCAAGGGTCCGTTTAATTTTTACAAGCGGATACATAAGTGGGGTCGCGGAGAGGATGGAAACCGCGAGTATCAGCCCTACGAAAAAACTGTGCCGCGTATCGAACCAGTATCTCTGTGGGATTTCCATCCCGATCCATCAGCCACTTCTATCGAAGACTGTGAATATGTAATCGAACGTCATCGTATGAATCGGCAGCAGCTACGCAGTCTGATTATGCGCCCGCATTTCGATTCCACTGCAATTGAGAACGTCCTTAGTAAAGGACCAAACTATGTAGACAAGTACTACGAAGATACTATTCGCGAAGATGAGTCTGAGTCCTACTACCAAGAGAATCGTTTCGAGGTTCTTGAGTATTGGGGTGTTCTCGACGCTTATTTTGCTAACGAAGTAGGCATAGAAGAAGCCAAAAATATGTCCGGCTTCGATCAGTTACAGGTCAATGCGTGGATATGCGGAAACGAAGTGTTGCGTTGTGTCGTCAATCCATTCACACCTGCACGTATTCCATACCAAGCCTTCCCGTTCGAAATCAATCCCTATCAAATTTGGGGTGTTGGCGTTGCGGAAAACATGGAAGACGCACAGATGTTGATGAATGGGCACGTTCGTATGGCAATCGACAACCTTGCTCTTGCCGGTAATCTCGTGTTCGATGTTGATGAGGCGTCACTGGTTCCCGGACAGAACATGGACATTTTCCCCGGCAAGATATTCCGTCGTCAGTCGGGTGTTACAGGCACAGCAATTAACGGCCTCAAGTTTCCTAACACGGCACCCGAAAACATACAGATGTATCAGATTAGTCGTCAGCTTGCAGATGAAGAAACTGGTATCCCGTCTATAATGCACGGTCAAACAGGCGTCACAGGCACAGGACGCACCGCAGCAGGTCTGTCTATGCTTATGGGTTCTGCGGGCTTGTCCATGAAAACAGTGATTAAGAATATCGATGATCACCTCCTTAAACCTCTGGGTGAGTCATACTTTCAGTGGAACATGCAGTTCAACGACGACGGCGAAGACTTCGAGGGTGATCTAGAAATAAAACCACGTGGCGTGGCAGCAGTGATGCAAAAGGAAGTACGCACTCAGCGTCTGACATCTCTTTTGCAGACAGTAGCTAATCCTATGCTTGCCCCGTTCGTTAAGCTTCCTAATCTAATGCGAGAGTTGGCAATCGCACAGGATATCGATCCCGACAGTCTCGTCAACGATGTCAACGAAGCACAAGTATACGCACAGATGTTACAAGGGATGATGCAAAATGCTCAACAAGCAGCAGGCCCAGAGGCTGGCCCCACTTCTCCACAGCAAGGAATGGCCCCAGATGGAAGAGTACCTAACGGAACTCCGGGAGTCGATGATTCGGGCCGTGGTGACGGCACAATCGGAGTCGGAACTGCGCCAAGTGCAGGGGAAGCTGGGTTTACTGGAAACACTAATCCAACTGAAGGTTAGTCACGAGGCGGTAGTTAAAAACAATGGATGAAGAAGATACCACATTCCCAAATTTCTTCGTAGGCCAACGCACATATACGCCCGATGAGTATAGGCGTGGTCCTGTAAACTTCTTTGGCGGCGCTTTGGGTGAAGCGATAGATGTTGAAACTATTGCTGAAAAAGAAGAAGACAAAGTAGATGTAGAGGAACTTACCCGGCGGGCTGTACAAGAAGACCCTACAGACATGCCACCCATTCCTACGACTACTTATCGTTTAGGTGACGGCGCTAACACATCCTCGTTTGATGTAAGGTCACACTCGTACATGACAGACAGTGCGGACAGAGCCTCAGACTTCGGAATAAACTACACTGATTTTTCAGATGTTGCGTACGGCACGGACAAAACAGATAATTTTGTAAAAGATTATTTGAAAGATACGGGAATGGGCATCAAGGCAGACCCCAAAGCAGAAGCTGCTCTAGCCCCTCTGAGTGCAATGGACCCCTCCGGTATGTTAGGTGCAGTGGCAGGTGCTGCTTTTGTGCAACAAGTCGATGCACCCTTCGGAAAGACAACTACACCTCGCCCTACAGGAATAGCGGGATTAGGTCTCGATTTTGCCCTAGCTGCACACGCCAAAAATGCTGCTGCCGTTAAACTTGCAGGGGGCAAGGCTGGCGCTCTTATGACTGTCAACAACATGTTGATCAGCCGAAAGCCCGGATCGATGATATATACGGGCAATATGCAGGGACTAACAAATCAAGAGATGGCGGGTATAGAGGCCACAAAAAATGGTTTGATTGCAGGGACTATGCGCGATGTGGAAAATGATGATGGTAATATCGTAACCACAGGGATGAAGGGTCTTATGGGTGCGGATGCAGCCTTTCAAGTAGGTGGCAATGTTGCCGAAACTGGATATTTTATTGATGTATATGGGCAGGGTGCAAAATTAACAGGAGCCGCAGGGCTTGAAAACAAACAATTTGCTGCAGCATTTTCAGCAGCGAATAAAAAATACGGGGTATCGCAGTCCCAGTTTATAGACGCACTAGCAGAAGCGCAAAGTAAGGCGGGTCTTTTCGGAACTGTGCGGGGTAAGCATCGTAATGCTACGTTCTTGTCAGACGCGTTAACTAGGATGTCAGAGGATAATTTAGCTAAAAAGGCAGCGGCAGCTAAACAAAAACAGATAGACGATGAAATTAGAAGACAAAAAGAAGAAGATGACAAAAGACAAGAAGAAATAAATAAACAGGCAGAGGCTGAAGCAAAAGCATATAAAGACGATCCCGGCATGTTTGGGGATGACGATGACGACACCGGCAGCAGCGCGGGAAGTTCTAGTCAAGACTTTTCTGCACAGGCTGCTGCAGAAGCACCGTACGCAGATGAGTTTAATTATAGACAGGGTGGCCGTGTCGGTATGCAGATGGGCGGAACCGCCCCTCAAGCTTCACCAGCAGGCTTCGTAGAGCGTCCGCCATCGCAGGTATCCGAAGCGGCTACTGTGGCTGACGACAAGCCTATGAGCGTCCCAGAGGGCACGTTTGTAATTAACGCTGCAGCCGTCGAAATGGCCGGTGAAGCGGACATAGCCAAAATGCTCGACAAGGCTTACGAAAACTATCGCGCTCGTCGTGGTAATC